CCCATCGAACATATCGCCATTGGCTACGATAACCTGGGGTTTAAACTCTTTAATAAAAAACAATAAGGCTTTAAAAGCAGTTGTAAAGTTATCTGGCCAGAAGTGGGCATCTGAGAATACGATTATTTTGCCCTTTTCCATCTCTCGGCCACGTCTGACATGGCCATCGGTTTGATCTATCTTGGTTAATCTTTCTTTTTTGGGTCTTTCTTTTTTAGCATCTCGTTGAGAGTTGAATGTTTCTAGCTTGATTCCGTGCCTTGTTTCTATTGCGAGTCTGCGATTCATCACTGATCTTGGACTCATTTTGTTGGCAAGACCCATTAATTTGGGAGAGCCGTGTTTATTCCATTCCGTTATAAACTGCTCATCTGTAAGATAGTAGCCAGCCATAAAATACCTTTATGTTATAAATAAGGGTATATCATTATTATTGTGCCGATATTACAATAACTTAGGAAAAAAGCAAGTCATGGCAAGAACTAAGGAAACGTCAGCAAAAGAGTTGCCCAAATCTGGGCTAAACCTTGATTTCTCTAAATCCCCAGAGGTTTATCGGTTTCTCCAGTCTAACGCATTTGTGCGTGGCATGATGGGGCCAGTAGGCTCTGGTAAGTCGTATGCGTGTGCGGCCGAGATATTTATCCGCGCCATTCAGCAAAAGCCTAGCCCTATCGATGGTATCCGATACACCCGTTTTGTCATTGTACGTAACTCTTATCCAGAACTCAAAACCACTACGATTAAGACCTGGCAAGACCTTTTCCCAGAGAATACCTTTGGGCCAATGCTCTATACCCCACCAATTACCCACCATATCAGGCTACCCGCTAGAGAGGGCGCGGCTGGAATTGACTGCGAGGTAATATTCCTAGCGCTTGACCAACCCAAAGACGTGCGAAAGCTATTATCCCTAGAGCTAACTGGGGCGTGGGTCAATGAGGCGCGAGAGTTGCCAAAGGCTGTGATTGATGGCCTGACGCACCGAGTCGGGCGATATCCAACTAAACGCGATGGCGGCGCAACCTGGCATGGTATCTGGATGGATACGAACCCAATGGATGACGATCATTGGTGGTATCGCATGGCTGAGAAAGAAAAGATGACTGGGCCTTACGCTTGGAAGTTTTTTAAGCAACCTGGCGGGGTAATCGAGGTTAGCCATGATATGTTGCCAGAAAACCCAGAGGCTAATGATTGCATATTCTCAGCTGGCAAATGGTGGCAGTTAAACGATAAGGCTGAAAACGTAGCTAATTTGCCGCCAGGATACTATCAACAGATGCTCTTAGGTAAAAACCTAGACTGGATTCGCTGTTATGCCGAAGGCAAGTACACCTATGTTCAAGAAGGCAAGTCGGTCTGGCCTGAGTACAACGATAACATTATGGCGGTTGACTTAGAGGTTGACCAGTCTGTACCAATCCAAGTTGGCCTGGACTTTGGCTTGACCCCAGCGGCCGTGATTGGCCAGCGCTTGCCTAGCGGTACATGGCAGATATTGGATGAGATCGTAACTTTTGATATGGGTCTTGAGCGCTTTGGCCATCAGCTGTTGGCTGACCTAAATGCCAAGTACCCTGGTATGCAAATCCTAGTCTGGGGCGATCCAGCGGGTATGGCCAGAGATGCTATTTATGAGGTAACTGCTTTTGATTTCTTGAAAACGCTAGGCTTGAAAGCCCAGCCAGCGCCATCGAATGACTTTAAGGTGCGCCGTGAGGCGGGTGCCGCGCCCATGCAACGTCTTATTAACGGTAAGCCAGGCCTGTTGGTTGACACGAAATGCAAGTTATTACGCAAGTCTTTGGCTGGCGGCTACCATTTCAAGCGGGTATCAGTTGGCTCTGGCCAAGAAAGATTCCGCGATGCACCAAATAAAAACGAACATTCCCACGTAGGCGATGCCTTTGGCTACCTACTGCTTGGCGGTGGCGAGCATAAGCGTATGACGCGCCCAGGCCAGCCATCCAATAAGACATTTGTAGCCCAGACGGTAGCCAATAGCGAGTTTGATATCTTTTCAAGATGAGCTACGAGATACCTTTACAAGCCCTTAATGATGAGATGCACAAACGCAAGGGGCTTTACTACTTGCCATTTGTGCCAGATCACTTTGACCATCTTGACATCGATCAACCAGAGATAACCGTTTTAGCTAAGGGCGAGATGCTCAAGTACATGGTGGCTAGTCAGGCCACGATGGGTACTGCGGTTACTGCGTTTATCTACAACCGACCCGTAGCTGTATTCGGAGTGGTGAATATTTGGAAAGGCGTTGGCGAGATGTGGAGTCTCTTTGATAATGCCGCACGAAATTACCCGCCGACTATGCTTAGAGGTGGCAGAGTGTTTAGCGATATCGCTATGAGATATCTCCACTTGCATCGTTTACAAATTACTGTTAGAACTGATGACAAAAGAGCCTTGCGATATGCAAGGGCGATTGGGTTTGAGACAGAAGCAATTATGAGAATGTTTGGCCCTGACAAGGTTGATTATCTACTTATGACGAGGTTTTAATATGGGTGGTATGTTTGGTGGTGGCGGTGGCGCCCCTGACACAAGTGGTCAGATTCGCGCACAACAAGAAGAGAATACACGTTTAAGACAGCAAGCAGAAGAAGAGCGCAGAGAGCTGGCTGAACAGCAAGCCGCTCGTACAACTGCTCGCCGCAGAGGCGGTTCAAGAATGTTGTTATCGGATACTCGATTGGTGCCAGAACAAGGCATTGTTGAGCAAACTTTAGGTGCAAAAGGAATAGGAGCTTAATATGGGTGGCGTATCAAGAGCAGTTACATCGGTTGCACAGCCGATCGGTCAAGCGGTTGGTGTAGATAAAAGGCCAAGCGCGCCATCGCCAGCTGAGCAAGTAGTTCAAAAAATGGTTGAACAGGCTAAGCCTGGTGTAACCCAGGCTACTCAAGCGCAAGAGCAAGCTGGATCGCGTATGCGTGGCGCTCGCCGCCGTGGTCGCGCCCTATTGTCAGATGCTCGTTTAATGGGTGAGCTTGGCGTAGAAACGCTTGGCGGCGGCACAAACCTTTAAGGATTAATCATGCCAAATAAAGATAAGATGCAAAGCAAGGTAGCCAAAGTTATGCGCGAGTATTCTAAAGGAAAACTCAAGTCTAGCTCAGGTCAGAAGGTTAAATCACCAGCTCAGGCAAAAGCAATCGCTATGTCTGAGGGCCGTAAGGCTGGGGGATATTAATGAAAGCTGGTCTATACGCAAATATCCACGCCAAGCGTGAGCGCATTGAAGCTGGCTCTAAAGAAAAGATGCGTAAGCCTGGCTCGCCTGGTGCGCCTACGGATGAGGCATTTCGTAAGGCCGCTAAAACAGCAATGAAGCCTAAGAAGAAATAATGGCCATTCTTGTTGAGCGCGAGTCGCTTACAACCAAATCTCGCCACGTTTCTCCAAGCTATGTAGATCAAGATGGTAATCAATATCTAGCTAGCTCGGATAGACCATTCCCCATTATTGATGTAAACCATCTGCGTTTGCATGAGGGTCGTGCGTATTATGCGTATAAATTAAATCCAAATAATGCAAAGCTAGGAACATCATCAAGCATTGATATTGCGATTGCGTGGCCATCTGGGGTAACGCCTCACGCAGTTATGACTTATCAATGTGGCGGTGAGGCTGAGTTTTATATGTATGAGTCTCCTACAACTAGCGGCGGTACGGCTATGACAATTTATAGGCGTAATCGATCGATTACAAGTACAAGCACAGGCGCGGCAGTATTAGCCCCTACCGTAACAGCCTTAGGCACAGAGATTTACGCTGAGTTTATTTCTAGCGGTCAAGGCGGTACTGGAGCTGGCGGCGGGGATTTTACATTTGAATATGTATTTAAACCGCTTACAACATATCTGTTTCGTTTGACTAACGTAAACGGTCAGGCACAAATGGCTGAAATTAGGATTGATTGGTACGAATGAAGAAAGAACATAAGAATCCTAAAGGCGGTTTGACTGAGGCTGGTCGCAAATACTTTGAGCGCAAAGAGGGCGGCAACTTACAGGCTCCGCTGAAATCTGGCACTAGCCCTAGACGCGTTTCATTTGCCGCTCGATTTGGTGGTATGGCTGGGCCGTTAGTTGATGAGAAGGGCAGACCAACTCGTTTGAAGTTGGCGCTCAAGGCTTGGGGATTTGGTAGTAAAGAGGCGGCTCGCAACTTTGCAAATAGACATAAGAAAGACTGATATGGCTGAAATGATGCGTTTGAAACCAGAAGAGATTTTAAAGCGCCACGATATAGCGTTGCGTAAGAAAGAGGACTTTAGAGACCTATACGATGAGGTCTATGAGTTTGCTTTGCCACAGCGTAATCTGTATGACGGCTACTATGATGGCAAGGTTGGTGGCTCTAAAAAGATGAATCGCGTATTTGATGCAACTGCGATCAACTCAACTCAGCGCTTTGCTAATCGTTTGCAGTCTGGTATTTTTCCGCCACAGCGTAAGTGGTGCCGCCTAGAGGCTGGCCCTGATATTCCAGATGACCGCAAGGCTGAGGCTAATGCGGCATTAGACATTTATACCGAGAAGTTATTTGCAACTCTCAAACAATCCAACTTTGATATTGCGATTGGTGAGTTCTTGCTTGATCTGTCTGTCGGCACAGCTGTACTGATGGTTCAGCCTGGCGATGATATTGCCCCGATTAACTACATTCCAGTACCGCAATTCTTAGTCGCATTTGAAGAGGGCGCGAATGGTCAGGTCGATAATGTGTACCGCCGTATGCGGATTAAGGGTGAGGCTATTATCCAGCAATGGAAAGACGCTGAGATTCCTAGCGATCTACAGACCAAGATTGATAACAAGCCTACTGAGGACTTTGAGTTGATTGAGGCTACTGTATTCGATCCTAAGCGTGGTGATTATTGCTATCACGTTATTGCTAAAGATACCAAGCAAGAGATTGTTTATCGCAGACTCAAGAATAGCCCATGGGTTGTAGCCCGTTACATGAAGGTTGCTGGCGAGATTTATGGCCGTGGCCCATTGATTACAGCTCTCCCAGACATCAAGACATTAAACAAGGTAAAAGAGCTAGTCCTTAAAAATGCTAGCTTGGCTATCTCTGGTGTATATACAGCGGCAGACGATGGAGTGTTAAACCCATCTACTGTCAAAATCATCCCTGGCGCGATCATACCAGTAGCGCGCAATGGTGGCCCACAAGGCGAGAGTTTGAAACCTTTACCTCGCGCTGGGGATTTCAACGTATCGCAAATTATTATTAATGATCTGGTTCAGAACATTAAGCGTATTTTGCTCGATGAATCGTTGCCACCCGATAATATGTCGGCTCGTTCTGCTACCGAAGTTGTAGAGCGCATGAAAGAGCTAAGCCAGAATCTAGGCTCAGCCTTTGGCCGCTTGATTAATGAGACGATGATTCCAATCGTTAGCAAGACTTTGCAAGTGATGGATGAGCGTGGACTGATTGACTTGCCATTACGGGTCAACGGTCTTGAGGTTCGGGTAGCTCCAGT